GGCCCCGTGAGGGGCCCCGGCGCAGTGCAGTTTACTCTTGCTCTATTCATGATTCCTCCCTTTCCGGGGGAGGTGAATTGAGTAGAGCATGATCTAGAGGGAATTAACCCTCTGGGACCAGAAAGGAGCTATGGTGCGTTGTGGCAGTGACTAGGAAACGTACAATCCCCTCCATTGGAGGGGCTGGTACTTCCCGTGAGAACTATACCATTAGGAATAAGACGTCGAAAGTCGTCTCTTCCGAGGTCACTGGTCCTCTCGAGAAAACCTTGCCACCGCCACACTTGCAGGGGACACAGGTGACTGTGTCCGAAAGCCATCCCTCTTGGAGATCTGTAAATAGACCTCCTGGAGATTTGGGCGGAAGCTTTGATACTCGGAAAACGTCTGCTATCTTGCCTGTCGGCAAGTGTAGTATAGACACCGGGTATCGGCCATATGGACTCGGCAACGATGAGATCCGTTTTGTTTATAACGGGTCTATATCGTTTGACGAGTTCTATAGCTCTGCTTTGTCAGCGTTTCCTGCTGCGGCTGTGTCTAGCGACACAGCCTTAAATGCAGCTGGAACTACTGCCATTGCTAGATGTGCTCCCGCAGCACCTACCGCGAACCTACTAACATCGTTAGTAGAAGCATACCATGATGGCTTACCCCATTTGTTGGGGAAGTCAACCTGGGAAGAGAGGACTCGTCAAGCCCAAGATGTTGGCCGTTCGGCCAATCTTGCGGGTAACGAGTTTCTCAACGCAGAGTTTGGTGTGCTTCCCTTGGTCAGTGACGTTCATGACTTTGTCAAGACCGTCATTCGCATGGATAAGCTGTTGCAACAGTATATCCGTGATAATGGCCAAGTAGTTCGTAGGAGGTACTCTTTTCCACCATCCTCTACTGTAGTTGATACGACTATGCGTACGGATGCTCTACCCCGTTTTGGGGTGAACGCCGGCGCAAATGTCCTTGACTACAATAAGAGGCCGCGTGGGTCAATTGTACGTAGTCGTGAGACTACGGTGTCACGCTGGTTTTCCGGCGCTTTTGTGTATCACTTGCCCTGGTCATTTTTCCAGGACTTGTATACACCATTTGCGGCAGATTTCCAGACAGCCAGACGGCTGTTCGGGCTTGAATTAACGCCCGACGTGCTTTGGGAACTGACCCCGTGGAGCTGGGCTGTCGATTGGTTTTCAAACGCTGGTGATGTTATACACAACATCGGCGCTTGGGCCAACGGCGGTCTTGTTATGAAGTATGGATATATCATGGAACATTCTTTGGTCCGTGATACCTATACTTACGTGGGGCCTACCAATATAATTGGTGGGTCTTATGCACGTCCACACCCGATGATCTTGACTAGTGAAGCCAAGGTCAGACGTGTGGCTAACCCTTTTGGGTTCGGGCTATCTATGAACTCCCTTACGGGAGTCCAAAAGTCCATTCTTGCAGCTTTGGGGTTAACCCGATTGCTGTAAGAAGTAAACGTGATGCGTCAAACGCCAATGGGGTTGAAGACCTCAACCCTAGGAGTGATGCCTATGGCACTAGCCGATCCTCAATCTATCACGATTAGTGGGACGACGACGCCCCTTCCGCGAACTTTTGCGGAGGGGTCGGAGTCGGCCTACACGTCGGCTGATGGATTGTGGAAGTTGTCGATTAACCATTCCCTTATTAAGCAGGGAAGGAACCGACACCTTCTGAGGTTCGACCATTCCAAAGTGACCGCGGATCCGTTTCAGCCTGCGCAGAATGTGAAGGTCGGTATGGCGAATTACATCGTCTTCGACCTTCCACCTGCCGGCTATACGAATACCGAGGCCTTGGCTGTGTACACAGGCTTCAAAACCTTGTACACCGCTACGTCGGATGCGGTCATCACCAAGCTTCTTGGTGGTGAGTCGTAGCGAGGACAAGTCTGACCACCCTGAGGATACGGGACCTTATGAATATAAGGCCTATAAACTCACCGGTGGCCGGGCTCGTCGCCGCGATGACCTCGATTTCAACGAGCTCGATGTAAGAATCAGAGTGAGCTATAAAACGCTCCTTCTGGTCTTCGTCTTGCTCGATGTTTTCGGTAAGGTCACCAACGCATTGATTGACTCGAATACCATTCAGAATTTGTTCTGATGGTTTTCGAGCAGCGGTGTGTAGGCAGGTAACGTGAGTTACCTCTCCGTGGAACTAGTTCCAGTTAATACCTGCGTCCAGTGGCTGGTATATATCGATCGATATCGAATATACTGGCCTCTAGGTACTCATTTCCTAGTGCTGGATAATGGTATTAACGCACTCCTCATTTATGAGGTGTGCTGGAGCTAGTGTTAGTAACATAGGCTACGGATTCGGCAACCCCCTATTAAAGGAGGGCCGATGAAAAGCCTTATGTCACTCTGGTCCCGATTAGCGGAGGAATCCGCTGATCTATGCTGCACGAGCGCCCGCCGAGACATTAAAACTGTCTCTGCGCGTGTCGAACATGAGGGGTTGTCGTTTTTGACGATAACCCTACCCGACCTTGGCAAGTCGTTCCAAAGATGGCTTGACCAAGGTAAGGTGGCTATCCACCCCGCGTTCACTTATGAACGTGGGGGAAGTCTCCCCCGATTCCTCGGAGGTTTCTTCAGCCGTGTGTTCGACCGGTCTAGTGGCTTGTTACTTGACGATCCGTGTACGGAATCTATTATTGCTATTCGTCTATTGACTCAGACGTTTGGCAAAATGGAGCTTGAGTGCTCATCGGCACGCAAGCTAAATTCCGTCACGAATTATGTCAAGTGTGAGCAGGAAGTTCGTTTGTTCGACAGCAAACTTAACGAGAGAGATCTCCGCGAGTTTGTTGTTGTGTCGAACATGCTGTTTGGTCGTGTTTTCACTCAGGTTGATAGAGATATCTACCATGGGTGTCACGTACCGCAGCACGGACCGGGATCTACTGCCGATGGACTTAAGGGAAACCAAAAGTTCAATCAGGTAGTCTGGACCGAACGTCTCGAAAGAGCCGGCCTCGCGGCCGGTGAGAATCTCCTTCCCAATTGGCGTTTTTACGACCAATTGGGCGGAGTTAACTTCCTCGAACCTGGCGCGGAGGTGCCTGTAAAGGTCACCCTCGTACCTAAGACGCTTAAGACTCCGCGAGTGATCGCCATGGAGCCGACCTGCATGCAGTATATGCAGCAGGCCATACTTCATCGATTGCTCGCGCATCTCCGTCAGGATGACTTCCTGCGGAGGGTTATCGGATTTGATGATCAAGTTCCTAACCAGGAGCTTGCTCGTATCGGTTCGATTGATAACCGAACTGCTACACTCGATTTGAGTGACGCTTCCGATAGAGTCTCGAATCAGCTCGTCAGAGCCATGTTGCAAAGCTGGCCTCATTTGTCAGAGGCTGTCGATGCTACACGGTCCCGACGGGCGGAACTTCCCGGGTCGAAGAAAGTAATTCGACTCGCAAAGTTCGCGTCGATGGGTTCAGCACTTTGTTTTCCATTTGAGGCTATGGTCTTCACGACCTTAATCTTTCTTGGGATTCAGAGATCGCTTAACACGTCACTTTCCCCTGGAGCCCTTAAGGGCTTCAGGGGGTCGGTGCGCGTCTTTGGAGACGATTTAATCGTCCCCATTGACCATGTGCTTACCGTTGTCGATACACTTGAACATTTCGGTGCTCAAGTGGGGACCGACAAGTCTTTCTGGACTGGGAAGTTCAGAGAGTCTTGTGGTAGGGAGTACTTTAATGGGCACGATGTCACTTTGACTCGTGTCCGGCAAGCGTTTCCTACACAACGGCAAGACGTTAAAGAGGTTATCTCACTTGTGTCTCTCCGGAACCAACTCTATTTGAGTGGTTACTGGAAGACCGTGAGTTGGTTGGATGGAAAGCTAGGAAAGTTATTGACACACTTTCCTACTATCCAACCTACTTCCTCTTTGTTGGGCAGGGTGAGTTTTCTAGCTCAGCGTATGGAGAATTACGCTGGCTGCAAGCTTCACCCAAGCTTTCAAAGCCCCGTCGTTAAGGGCTTTGTAGTGAAAGCCAAACCCCCGAGAGATTCTCTCGACGGGACTGGTGCCCTCCTTAAGTGTTTACTTAAGTTGGACGAGGGTAGTAGTTTAAGGAGTAAAGACTCCTGCTACCCATCCAGCATTTCAGTAAATGGCATTCGTGCCATTACTGAACAGGTGAGAGAGAGATCTCCACTTGATCAAAGTAAGCACCTAGAACGTTTTGGGCGTCCCAATGCGCTTAGCTTGAAAATTGGGTGGAGATCACCCCTTTAGGGGAGTGGTCGGGATCTCGCGATCCTGAGGGAGAGCCTGAAGTTTCCGTCTAGGCGGTTAATAACCGCCCGGCGGATCCTGGCTGTACGGGTACCCCTGTTAGGGGACTCAAACAGTTAGGCTCTTGTCATACCGTGAGGTATGATTGGGAGATTACTGCTTCGGCAG